GATGGATTGTACAAATTATCAATCAATAATCTGTCACGTATTTCTTGTTGACGTTTTTCTTTGTTCTAGATTTGGATGAATGAATTGTGAATGACTGAGGTATAGTAAGCAAATGGATTCTCACTTTTGGCAGAATCGAATTTATGTAATGCGCCAACACAGGCAACGATGCCACTGTTGATCATTTCACTCTTGTAACTATACCCAGAGAAATTAGGTTTGGATGCGTATCGTGTGGCAAGTATCATGAACATTCGTCCCAGTTTGTCTGATACTCTATTTTTTTTCTGGCAGTATATCAGTTCTGCAAACATTTCCTTGTTGCTCAAATATCCTTCTTCTTTCGTTTTTTTTGTTCTTCTTGTTTTCTTATCTGTCATTTTTACCCCTTGTGACCTATGTAGAGATCATCTTAGCACACTGAGATAAATAAGTATACATAAACAGGAAATAATTATGAAAAAATATACAAATATCACAAATGCAATGGTATGTGTTGAATTCGAAGGAGTTGCACAATTTTTACGCAGGGGTCAATCGGTTACTAATGATTTGAAAGTAATCAAACTACCAAAGAGTGTTCTGGTAGAAGATTTAACCCCAACTAAGGTCATTAAAACTAAGACTGCGGTTAAGAAAACCACTGAAACCAAACCAAAAAGCATCAAAAAAGCAAAGTAGCATAATATTTTAGGAAATTTCCTAAATAAGATTATAAGAGAATAATATTATTTAGGAGATATTAATAATGACATACCCTATATCGGCAGGGGTTTACCCACGTGAAGTTGATCAGAGTTTTATAGTACCAGCAGTAGCAAATAGCATTGGTGGTATAGTGATTTCGTCTGACAAAGGTAATACGGGCGAACTTAACCTTGTAACAAGTAACAAAGAATTTTTGGACACTTATGGTGATCCAGTTCCAGACAATCCATCAATGTATGCTGCTTTAGCATTCTTAGAGAAAGGCAATCGTTTATTAGTTGCACGTGCAATCAATGATGCGATAGTTGCTACCTCACCAGTATTAGACACTGATGGTACACCAACACTTGCATTCACAGTAAACGCGAAGAACGAAGGACTTTGGGGTAACAGTTTAACTGTTACAACTTCTGCTTCTGTCAACGACATTTTTACTCTGACTATTTTATTAGACGCAGTTATAGTTGAAACTTTTGAAGTGACTCGTAATCCATTAGCAAAAAATGGTTTCGGACAAAGTATCTTCATCGAAGACGTAATTGACAAAAACTCAATATATGTTTCTGTTGTTGATAATGCTGCTAACCCATACACTGTTGCCGATGTTGCTACAGTAACCGCACAAGCATTTACTGCTGGTGCTGATGATACTCTTGCACCAGATGATACAGATATCAATGCTGAGTGGGATCGCTTCGCAGTCAAAGAAGACGTTGAAGTAAGTCTGTTAATTAATGGTGGTTGGGCAACAATTGCTGTCCATGCAAAAATGATTGCAATAGCAGAAGCACGTAAAGATTGTTTTGCAATTCTTGATTTTCTTGAAGCTGACGATACCGTTGCTGAAATGGTTACTTATACTGGTACTACTTTAAATGCGAACACTTCATACGCTGCAATCTATGCAGGTTGGGTTTACATTTATGACCAATACAATGACAAATATTTATATGTTCCACCTTCAGGTTATGTCGCAGGTGTATACGCTAATACTGCAAACGTAAGCGAAGTATGGTATGCACCAGCAGGTGTAAGACGTGGCGTGATGAATGTACTGGGGGTTCAAACAGTATGGTCAGAAGGTGACAGAGACACTTTATACACTGCCAAAATTAACCCAATCCAGAATTTCACCGGAGAAGGTATTCAAGTATATGGTCAGAAGACACTTCAGACTGCTGCATCTGCATTAGATCGTGTAAACGTTCGTATGCTTATGATAACAATTGAAAAAGCACTTGAAAAAGCATTACGTCCATTTGTGTTCGAATTTAACGATACGTTCACCAGAGACAATATTGCTTCTATCATCAATTCTTATATGGAAGACATCAAAGTAAGACGTGGTGTTTATGATTACTTGGCAGTTGTGGATGAAACCAATAACACTGCAATAGTCATTGACCAAAATAAATTGATTGTTGATTTGTATGTTAAGCCAACACGAGTAGCGGAATTCATTCAGATGAATGCTGTTATTACTGCAACTGGCGCAAGTTTTACAACGTCATAAGATTAGGAGAAATATAAAATGGCAAATATACAAGATATCCGCGCAATCAATACTCCACAAAAATCATATTTGTGGGAAGTTGATGTACAGGGTTTATCTACGGGTGGTGTTCAAAATATGTCTTTCTTTGCAAAGACTATTTCTATACCTCAAATTGCGGTAGAGCAAATCATAATCAACTACAAAGGGTTAAAGACTCACCACGCTGGTCGTGATGCATCTGGTCATACTGTGACTATCTCTTTCTGGGATGATGAAGCACAGACCATTCATAAGTTTTTTGATGATTGGTTTAACCTAGTTCTTAATCAAGAAAATGGTGCAAGTGCTGGACGTGATATATACTCTGCTGATTTGGTAATCCGGTTGATGGATTCTGCTGATGAAAATATTACAAGTACTATCAAGTTAACAAAAGTATTTCCAACCGATATGGCTGAAATTGCTTTAAGTTATGATAGTTCAGAACCAGTTGAACACAGTATCACATTATCATTTGATGCTAAAATAATCGAGTAACAACATCCTTACAATGTAGGATATATTTGGGGAACAGCAATGTTCCCCTTTTTTTATGGATAAATATAGTTATGGGTTTCGACATACAAAATATCAGAGAAAAAGCACACAAGTTACGTGGACTGAGGGATGCAGTTGGAAGCGCATTGTCTGGTGCAGTCAGTGACTTCTTACCAAAAAATCCACAGAAAAGTTATCTGTGGGATATTTCTATAGTGGGTAATCAAACTGACATACAAACATTTGCCAAATCAGTTTCTATACCACAATCTTCAATTGATCCTATTTTAATGAGTTACATGGGTGAGAAAGTTTTTTACGCAGGGAAGGAATCATCACCAAAAACAATCACCATTACATTCTGGGATGATGAACGTACAACCATATTGAACTATCTTGATAATTGGTTCACAGAAGTTCATGAAAATAAAACAGGTCATATGTTGTCTGAGAGTGGATATAGAAGAACCATAAGGTTAAATTTAACAGACAGTACCGATTTATCAAACACATCCATAACAACGTTGTCTGGGGCATTCATTATAGACATAGCAGAAACACCATTATCTTATGAGAATTCTGATGCGGTTGAAGTGACTGCAACGTTCCAATACGAATTAAAGGAAATAGATGTATGACATATAATATAGCAGATGTCATAACACAAAAACAATCTGAATCACCAATGCGTAGTTACTTGTGGCGAGTGCTATTACCCGATCTTACTGTTGGGTTACAAAACTCAGGTGCGGTATATGGTGATGGTGTTCGTGATGCCGAGATATTATTTGCTACTACCTCTAATATTAATCAAGATTTGAGTACACGTGTAACAAACATAACAATACCATTCAGCAATATTGAAACTGACAAGGCCATAAAAGGAAACTCCTTTTGGTATTATGCCAAACAGAATGATATCGGTAATATCAGTTTTGAAATACACGAACATGAAGATGGCAAAACATTACAGTACTTTGAAGCATGGCAAAACTTAATGGGGAATACTGATGGTACATATAACGCGCCTGTCATATACAAACAGAATGTTAAATTCTATCGTCTGAGTTCCAACAAGCAAGACATTGTTGTACATACTTATGCTGGGTATTTCGTAAGTGGTATTGCTGATCTAAGTAATGATTATGAATCTAATGATATTGTAAAATATGCTATAAACCTAACAGGTGATTCAGTAAAACATGAGACATTTAGTGTTGCAGGACTCAAAACCGTCACAACCAAAGAGAACACACTTTTAGATTTGGGTACTATATTGGATGCAGGGAACATTGCACTTGGAACAGGGGAACTAAATTTACCCTTCTAAATAACAACATAAATAAGAATAAAGGGGAATCAAATGTTTGAAGAAGAAAACCAAGACGAAGTTACCAAAAAAGAAAAACCAAAAAAGAAAGCATCAAAACCAAAAGAAGATCTGAGTGTGAAGTATTACTCTGTGGATCTTCCATCTAAAGGTATGCTTGATTATCCAGAAGAAGTTGAATACAGGGACATCCTTGTACGTGATGAAAAAATCTTATCTGCTGCCACTTCAGTAAATTTTCAATCTATAATTAACAAAGTACTGAAATCATTATTAAAAGACGATGAAGTGTTTGACCAACTTACGATCTATGATCGTGATTACCTTATGTTGTGGGTATGGGCAAACAACTATACAACCACCAAAGATTTCGATGTAACATGTGATTACTGTACGAATGTAGATCATATTACAGTTGATGTTACCAAAACTGATATTACAGAATTATCTGACGAATATGAAAATCCATTTGAATATACATTAAGTAATGGTTCGGCAGTGAACCTAAGACTGCTCACTGTTAAAGATGAAGAAATTGCAGAAAATTTTACTAAAAAGAATAAAAAAGATTCAGTGGAATCCG